CGTAAAGTGGTTACACAGGCCTTGAAATCAGCCATTGACACCAGCCAAGAAATCCGTGATGAAGAACGCAGAAACTTCAACATCATAGCATGCCCGGGTTATCCAGAAACAATGAGCAATCTAGTCAATCTCAACATTGACAGAGGCATTACTGCATTCGTGGTAGGAGATACTCCATTGAGATTACCTGCAGATGCTACATCATTGAACAACTGGGGTACTAATGCAGAATTAGTCACAGACAACGGCGATGACGGCATTGTAACCTATGACGAATATTTGGCCACATACTATCCAAATGGATTTACCACTGATCTAAGTGGTTCCAATGCAGTGGTTCCAGCAAGTCATATGATGCTGAAGACCATCGCACTCAGCGACAATGTCAGCTTCCCATGGTTTGCACCAGCAGGTACACGTCGTGGCGGTATTACAAATGCCACAGCAGTGGGTTATATCGATGCTGCCTCAGGAGAATTCCAAACAGTAGCACTTAACGAAGGTCAACGTGATACATTGTATGACTTGAAGATCAATCCAATTCCGTTCTTCAATGGGGTTGGCTTGGTGGCATATGGTCAAAAGACTCGTGCAAGAAATGCAAGTGCATTAGATCGTATCAACGTAGCACGTTTGGTAGTATATCTACGTAGCCAGTTGAACAAGTTGGCTCGTCCATATTTGTTTGAACCCAACGACAAGATTACCAGAGACGAAATCAAACAAGCGGCAGAAAGCCTATTGTTAGAATTAGTAGGCTTGAGAGCAATCTACGACTTTGCGGTTGTGTGTGATGAAAGCAATAACACTCCGTCTCGTATCGATCGCAACGAACTTTATGTTGATATCGCTATAGAGCCAGTGAAAGCCATTGAGTTCATTTACATTCCATTGCGTATCAAGAACACAGGAGAAATTTAAAAATGGCAATTACATCGCTTAACAACATTGGTATTCCAACAACTAATGCAGCAGGCAGCACTCAGGTGCTGTTGATGCCCAAGTTAAAATACCGCTTCAGAGTTACACTGTTGGGATTTGGAGTTGCCGCAGCAACAGAACTTACCAAACAGGTACAAGATGTTACAAGACCTAAAGTATCGTTTGAAGAAATGACACTAGATGTTTATAACAGCAAGGTTAAACTTGCTGGAAAATATACACTAGAAAACATCACGCTAACATTACGTGATGATGCCAGCGGCCAAGTACAGAAAATGGTAGGACAACAGATCCAGAAGCAGTTCGATTTCATGGAACAGGCATCTGCACGTTCAGGCATTGACTACAAATTTACCACACGCATTGAAGTGCTAGATGGTGGTAATGGTGCGCTAGTACCAAACACCCTAGAAACATTTGAACTCTATGGTTGTTTCCTTCAGAACGCAGACTACGGTGATGCAAATTACTCAACCAATGAGCATATGACTGTGGCATTGACCATTGCCTACGATAACCTGTCACAGTTTGCTGCTGGTTCAACAGCAGTGAGCCCAATAGGTGGTATTGGTGCAGCAGTAGGAAGAACTATCGGTGCAGCTACAACAGGTGCTTCTACCGCACAAGGTTAATCTTAATCTTCAAAAAAGCCCGACTAAAAATCGGGCTTTTTTTGTGGCATAAATATTTGTATGGCAAATAAATTCACAAGATATCTATCAGAGTTTGGCTCCGGCATAGTTGAAGGAGTAACCAAGCCTAAAGGTCAACTGAGCAATTATCGTCACGCTACGAGATTGTTTGTTGATAACAGTCTACGACTATCACCGAAGACTAAATTCTTGTACTATGTTTATTTTGATATAAACAACGCAGTAAGAGGAATGAGTCCGTTCACAGATAAACATGGTAACGAAGCCGGGCTGTTAGTAAAAAGTGCAGAGCTTCCGAAATTTAATTTTGATTCTGTAACTAAGAACCAATACAACCGTAAAAAGATAGTATATAAACAGATAAATTACGAACCAATATCTATTAGTATGCATGACGACAGTAATGCTGTGATCAATGCTATGTGGGCCCTATACTATGGATACTATGTAGGAGACCGCCATAATCCAGATGCTGCTTATAAACCAAATCATCTTAGACCGACCAGTACCAAGAGCGACAGTTTTAGATATGGCCTAGACAATGACAGAACCGAAAGTAATTTTTTTAATTCGGTAACTATTTATACCATGAGTCGTAGGAGATTTGTAGGTTACACACTTATTAACCCTAAAATTAAAAGTTGGAATCACGGCGGCATGGATTATAGTGCATCGGAATTTAATGAAAGTCAAATGACTCTAGAATATGAAACTGTAAAATATTCTACTGGGAATGTGTCAAAAGGCACACCTAAAGGATTTGCTGACTTTCATTATGACACTGTACCAAGTCCTTTGTCAGTTGCAGGCGGTGGTGTTTCGACTCTCACTGGAGAGGGAGGAGTACTAGACGGCCTAGAACAAATTTTTGGAGATATCGGATCAGGCGCTGCCTTTGATACTCCAGGAGGTTTTATAGGCACAGTAGCTAAAGCCATAAACACCTATAAGAACGTCAAAAATCTTAGTAAAGCGCAGTTGGCCAGTGAAGCTATCAACATTCTCAGTAATCCGGGAAATATCACAGCGGCAGCTCAGCGAGTCGGCGGAGTAGTAGGTGCCATCTTTCCAAAAAGCGCCAGCACAGAAACTACCACAAAGGCCACTCAGCGTACTTTAGTAGGACCGGACTAACCTATGGCTACTAATTTACCAGCACAGACCATCGAAGACAGTGCAGCCGCTACCAAATTGTATTTTGAAAACTACGGCGAAACTGCCTTAGAATTTCCAGCCAATGATGTTGCTGCTGCAATAAGTTTTTTCCAACAGGCAGGATTTGACCTAGATGCTGCGTCGACTTCGGCGTCAGTGATACTGAGACAGGCCAAGATCGATAATACTCCAATTTTTGAAATACTAGATACTTTGAAAAATTTTCCAGGAGTTTCGTTGAGTCAGATAGTAGCAGAAATACTCAACAATAATAGAGTTCCGACTTCTATATTAGGGTACCGTACTGATGATGTTAGACCTAATCAAACAAGAAACATAGCTGCCTAATGTCTAAATTCGCCCAGGGACGATTTGAAATGAAAAACCCTGCCAAATATGTGGGAAAGAAAACACCATTGGCTCGTAGTTCGTGGGAGTTTGTGTTCATGCGCATGTTAGATGAGCACCAAGGAGTTGAAAATTGGGCCAGTGAAAGCATACAGATACCTTATAGAGATCCTATGACTGGCAAATACACAATATACGTGCCGGATTTTTTTGTGGTCTACAAAGACAAAACCGGCAAGAAGCATGCAGAGGTCGTAGAGGTTAAACCACAGAGTCAAACTCTAAGAGAATCAGTGGGCAAAAGCAGATACAATCAAGAACAGTATATTAAAAACATGGCCAAATGGGAAGCTGCCACAGCGTGGTGTAAGCAGCAGGGTTTAAGGTTTAGGGTGGTTAATGAAGGTGATATTTTCCATCAAGGCACCAAACGCAGATAAGTATGATATGACTAAAAAATTAGAAGAACTATTTGATTTAGATTCTCAAGCTGAGCCAGCAGCACCTCCGCCTCCCGTACACGAAGAAATCAATAGTCTTGAAGATCAGTATCAAGCAGTGCAAAAGATAGTACAAACCCTGCCACATATACAAGAACTAGAAAATCTTGATGAACAAGAACTAGATAATCTAGCTAAAAAAGCAGAACAGGCCTATGATGATCTCATGGATCTTGGAATGAATGTAGAAGTAAGATATTCAGGTAGGATATTTGAAGTAGCTAGCTCGATGATGGGCAATGCTATCACGGCTAAAAGCAACAAGATAGAAAAGAAACTCAAAGCTGTGGATTTACAGCTGAAAAAACTAAAAATAGATAACGATGCTGGAGTAGATCCCAACAACGTGATAAACGGGCAGGGTTATGTGATTACAGATCGCAACGAACTGCTGAAAAAATTAAGCGGAAAAGCATAAATACACATATGAAAACTTTTAAAGAATATCTCGTCGAAAACAAAAAAATTTACAGCTTCAAGATCAAAGTTGCGGGCGACGTTCCTGAAAAATTTCAAGAAGCACTAAAGTCACGCTTAGACAGCTGCAAGGTCATGACCTTTGAAAAGCTGTCAACTACACCTATACAAAAATTGCCACTGGATTTTCCAGGCA